TCCTCAGAGCTTGAGGGTCGTTTACAGGAAACATACCTAACTGTAATTGTGGCTGATCCTGCTCAAAGCACTCTGGGCATACCAGAATATTAACATTTTTTGTCTTGATTGTAAGCTGTTTTAATTCTTTTAATTTATACCTAAAACCACATCTATCGCACTCTGCGATAGCTCTTTTGCCTCTTGCGTAATTAGATCCCATGTCAATATAAAAACTCTCTTGGTGCCAATCGTAACGGAGCTTTCTCTCTATCCTCACTAGAAGCTATCATCCACTGCTCTTCATAGTCTTGTTTTAACATCTGTATTCTGTCTGTCGCTTCTGGTATTTTTAAGGAAAGATAGTACGCTAACCCTGATACTAAGCAGGGTAGCATTCTAAACGGTATGTCTGGTGTGTTTACACCATTACCTGCATCCTGTATTCTTCTCATTCTAAAGTACACAAGCGTGTAAAAATTACTCTGATCTGGAGTCGGCCATACTTTTACTTGAGGGGTTTGAACAACACCGGAAGAATTAGTAGCCCCAGATTTTCTGTCAATAAATATCTGTATGGGTCGGCCTGTCGCATTTTTATTCGGTATTGTTGCGTATGTGCTAACTGATATACGGCTAATTGTTAGGTCTTGTTGATTTGAGCCTGAACCTGTTCTTACCTGATGCTCTAATAAATCTATGGTGTCTACAGGTAGATCATATGTAATAGTGCCTTGGGTCAAAGGTATAGTGCCCTCCTCTATAGTCCACAAGTTTATGCCTCGGTTAGCCCAGTCAATAGTTAATAAATTTAAAGAACGTCTGGCTGTTTTAAGGTCATAGCCAGTACGCATCTCGGTTCCGCATCGTGAAAATGCCTCTTCCGCTAATTCATTAAGATCTAAATTAAAACTTGTTGTGTCTGTAGTAGCCATTATTTCTTTGCTTTCACACTATTTATATATTTTCTATAAACGCCAGCAGCATCTTTTTTACCCATAACTCTGGCTCTTTGTTCCATAGCGATAGCAGCTTGTATCTTGTGTGCCTTTGATCTACCACTATTTCTAATCTTACTTACACTTTTTACTGCGTCATCTCGTGTGGCAAACTTTAATCCTTTTATTGTGCCCTTAGGGTTTTCATCCGTATATAAATCAGAATGCTTCTTAGACCTTGCGGGTTGACCGGGTTTTCTTGGTATTCTTGGATTTGATTTCCGCACGTTTCTTTCTTCCTTGGCAATGCGCCCTTTGACTAAACCCTTTTGGATTTTTACAGTCAATAGAGCGCTTGTACTTTTTACTCCACACTACTTATCTTTTTTAGAGAATATATCTTCCCACCACTTTATGCTTGTTTCGCAGTGTTCTACTACTGCTTTAGCAGCACGAGCGTTAAAGTCTATAGCGCTTTTGGTCTGCTCAACACCATACTTCCGAGCTTGTTGAAACGTATTAATAATAGCTTCCATTACTTTTTTCCTTTCTTCTTCTTTAATATAGTTTTTACATTTGTGGGTTTACCCCCAGGATTACCTGCTGCTCGTTTTCTCTGAACAGCAGATTTACGTTGTGCCGCACTCATGGCGTTTGCCTTTGCTCTAGGCACACATTTTGGATAGGCACGTTTACTGGTTTTTGTAGATTTACGACCGCACTGTTGAAACTTACCTTTTTTCTTTGGTGCGCCTATGTCTACCCAGTCTCCTTTAGAGCCTTTACCAAACCATTCGGTTAAACCACCTTTGGGTTTAGCCACTTCTATAACCCCCGCCCCTTTTCTTATACGTCTTAACTAACCAAGCATTTGCATAAGCTGACGGGTATACATCAAACTTACGTTTTGCTTCGGCCTTTACACGAGCGTATAAAGATGGGTTTGTGGGTTTTGCCCCTGACTTCTTTTTAGGTTTCTTTTTAACAGCCATTACACCTTCCTTCCTCTCGTTTTACCTCTCTTCGCAATACCGTCGGCTCTGGTTACTTTTGTACCACCGCTAACGCCACCCTTTGTGCCACCTTTGGTTGCAACTTTACCACCAATTTTATAGCCTTTTGCCATACCACCACCACGCATTTTAACAGCACCGCCTTTAGCCATGGGTTTTACTGCCCCACCTTTAGCCATCCCTTTAGCCATCCCTTTAGCAGTTTTCTTGTTTTCTAATTTATCTATAGCGCCACCAATATTATAGCCTTTAGCCATGCCACCTCCACGCATTTTGACTGCTCCGCCTTTAGCCATTACTGCGCCACCTTTTGCCATTCCTTTAGCTGCCATACCACCACCACGCATTTTAATAGCGCCACCTTTAGCCGCTTTTTTTAAATCTCTCGGCCCCTCACCATCCATAGCAAAACTCGGAACCATTTTACCTGTTTTTGGGTCTTTAACCATAGGCATTTTAGCCATCTTCATCTCCTTTGTATAAATTGTTGAATGTTACTTCTGGGTCCATGTACGAATCATCCTGCTCGGCGCAGTGTGTATGTTGGCTAGGCCTAAAATCAGGTGCGCCTTCACCTGTAACCCAAAGAGCAGGGCTTGTAACTCTGACTCTATTATTAGGTAATGCAACCATGTTGCCCTTCCAAGGTCCGTCTGTCAACACCATAACGTGACTCTGCTTGTGCTGGGCTGGACAGTCTGCGATTTCGCTTTCGGTGTAATCCACAGTGAAGAGATATCTCGATGTATGAAACTCCCCGGCGATCTTACATAACCATGGGCTAGGCTTACACCTGTCAAGGGACACAATGGAGTGGTGGTGTGATGGACAGTCCCACGGTTGTGCGAGGTGGGTTTCCATTCTTTCAGGCCACTCATCCATTGGGATGTCCCCACATAAGGCTGTGATGGGCATCCTTGCCCACATGGCACCTCCGTGCGGATTACTTTCGCCTTCTTCCTCTTCACATCCTGTAAATATGATTTGGAAACTGAGACATCGGTCCGGCATTGTTGTGACTGCGACTGCCAAGCCATGTACGAATTCTCCGTGGTATTTTTGATGTCCATGTGTAAACTCTTTCCTAATCCAAACTTTTGTATATGGAATGTTGCTAATTAAATATGCCACCCTAAACCTCCTTTTAAACTATACGTCCTTTTGTTTTACCCCTTTTTGCAATACCATCACCTCGTCTAACTTTTATTAAACCACCTTTTTTAACTTTTTTAATCCGTTTTTTTACTTTGTCTTCATAGAAATCTGTTTCTATACCTTCTTTTAAACCCTTTTCTTTGGCTTTATCTATTTCCTCTCCAATAATTTTTTGTGCTTTTCTTTCCGCCTTAGTAAGTGGTTTTGTCCTAACTAATGCCCTTGATACCCCTATACCCTGCATTACAGGATCATCAGTCATAATCATAGCGTCTTCTAATTCAGTTGCTGTTTTTCTTCCTCTCGCTTGTCTCTTTCTTCTCTTTACATCCTGTAAATATGATCTGGTTTTAGCCATTACTTTCCCCAAAAAATTTGTTGTATTGCAATAATAAAAGCAGTCACGGCACTACCTGCACCTGCTGCCCACATCAATGTTTTCCAACCACCCTTAGCCTCTGATAATACAGCGTGAATTTCAACTAAAGACTTTTTTATTTCTTCTATGTCAGCTTTCATGTCATCCATATCTTGCTGCATATGTTTTATCTCATTACCTTGAACGGCAACTTTGCTGTTTATGTCTTTACCAAAGACTCTTTGTATATCTTCTTTTTCCATTAGCACTTCCACCTTCTTCTAGCTTGCCGTAAACGGCTATTAGGGTCTTTTGCTGCTTTGGGGAATTGTTTCATTTGTCCTGCAGAACGGGCGCAGAACGACTTGCGCCTTTTTGCGTCTTTAGAACCTTTTTTAACTTTACCTGTAACAGCAGTTTGAAGTTTGGAGCCAGGGTTAGCTCTGCGATATGCAGCTACACCTTTTTTAGTCATACCTGCACCTTGCTTAGTCGGGCGAAAATTACCCGACTTCACAGAGGTTTTAATTCCCATTCCCTTACGCTTCTTTTTTTCTGCCATTATTAGGTCTCGCCACCACCTACATAGAATACGGTAATGCTAGTAATTGCTGCAGTATTACTATTAGTTAGGTGCATACCAGAATCAAACAATATACCGTTATCAGGTATAAAGACATCCTCCGTGCCTAATGCGCTGTGTGATGTTAACTGTAATAAAGTTGTACCTGTAGAGGTCGCTCCATTACTAAGAGTTAAATCAGCACTAGCGTTATGCACATACTGAATACCTTGTATTCTGGTTCTACCACTAATCTTTTGACCCGTATCCTTTGTAGTAAGAGCTTTTACGTCAGATGCAAAACTCATGTCTTACTCCTTTAAGAATCGGTTACGTCTAGATTAGTATCTTGTAAATATTTAACAGTTACGTCAGCAATGCCCTCTGTTCCGGTTGCCGTGGCTATTGGATTAAATGTAGCGATTACCGTGCGATCAACAGTTCCTATATTAATAGAAGCGGTAGCCATACCTGTGCTGTATGTTAAAGCTGCGGCTTTAGCGTTTGTCCCGTTTAATAAAGCTGTTGTTGCTCCTGAAAACCCTACTGAAACCGTAGCTGCTGAAGGGGAGTTTGAAGCTTCCACAACGTTTAACATCACTTCTGTAATTTTAGAATTTGCTGGAATAACACCAACTGTGGTTGTAGCGGTCGTGCCAGTAATATCAATTACTGCTGACTGAGCCATTAAAACGAAACCAACATTATTAACGTCAGTTCCTACAGTCGTGCCTGTTGTGTCTTTGATTGTTCCGGCCTTAACTGGACCAGAAAAGGTTGTTGTACCCATTTATATCTCCTGTGTAGTAGCACATTTTCACACCATCTCTACTACGTCTGCTAGGTCAGTTAAGTGTGAATATAAACCCTAGAAAGGGGAAAGGGGCACAAGGCCCCTCCCTGATTTATGATGCTCCGGGTGAACCAAACATTCCCAAAGGATCGGAAACGCCAAATGAATAACGCTCACGAGCTTTGTAACGTACGTTACCTGTATCGAAGTCACCGTCCATAGAAGTCGCCATAGGCGTACGGACAAAATGCTTCAATCCGTTAGGCACATCAGTTGTTAAAAAGAAAGCATTATTATCAGTCAAATAGTGATTAACTGTATAACCTTCTGGAATAGCCCCAGTTGTCATAATAGCGTTGATATCATTATCTGCTGTTCCTACTCTCTGCTGAGATTCTAGTATACGTGTTGCCACGAACTGAAGTGCAGGAGGGATAATTAACTTTCTTGGTTTAGCTGCAATTAACAAACCACGCTCGTCTGTCCAAGCTGCAATCTGAATTACCGCATCTTCAAGAGATGTTTCATTTAAATCTGAGCCTGTTGTAAAACGGTTGCTGTTTGTTCCACCAGAAACTAATGGGTGGTCAGTTGCAAACAATACTTTTCCGTCACCATAGGTAGGATTACCTGTTCCAGTAAAGCCTTTGTTTAAAACTGCAGCAGACTTAACCTGCTTTGTGTACGCCATAGCACGAGCTAAAGCCTTTGTATAACGAGCACCGAGACTATCATAAAGATTATCTTCAGAAGCCTCTTCTGTTATTGCAAAGCCCATAGCAACAGTTTCGTGCGTATAGCGAGCTGTAAATGCCTCTTGTGCGTTATCGTATTCGACAGCAGCACCTTCAGTTTTTACTGGGGCTGCACCAAAGCCGGAAAGCTTTGTTTCCTCTTCAA